TTTCTCTCGTACCTAATCACATTATTGTTTTGACCTGTAACAGGTGCCCAGAATCTTTTTTGATTTGCAGAAAAAGCATCATATGCTGCAGGCGTTATCATTGAATCATCAGAAACATAGTTTGATCTGAAAAACTTTATCTTTCTTCTGGCCGACGTTAGTGATCCATATTTAGAGGTAATAAATCTGTTGAAGGAATCTCCATCCATGAACCAATCGTAATAGGGATCAACAACACCGTTACTGAAATACACAATCCAGTCATACCCTGAATCACCATAGTAAAAGTTTGCTATCGTGTCAGCTCTATCACCTTCCTCTATAGTGTAAGGATGAAATATTTCAAAGTTTTGTTGGATAGTTTTTTGAAATGCAATCTTTGCCATCAAATTAACAGATACCGTATTAGATACATTATTACCGTACCGTACGAGTGGGTAGTGTTTAAAGAAATTATCCATTATCTTATATTATTTCGTAAACTCTGGGCGTGGATCAAAGAAGAATTCCTCTTCCGTGTGGTAATCATTTGCTAGCCATACCTCTATCTCTTGGAAAGTTAGAGAAATAGCTATTGATGATGGCCACTTTTGTCCACTATTAGCAGTTGTATCTGCTAAATATGAAGGACCGTTTGGAGCATAGTTTACCCCCATATTAGTTAGCACACATCTCTTAAACGTTCTTCCAATCCCAATTGGAGTTATCTTAATTTCAAAAACCGATGGGGTTTTCAAAATAGAAGTGTTGGTATCCATCCTTTCCGGTAACATCTCTTTCCTTAAAAATCCAACTATTTTTTTAATTGTTGCTGCTTCTGAACTAGATTCTGGATACAAAACCCAATCAAAAGTAAAAGCAGGTTTGAACGATGTTCCCTGAAAAATCATGACAGGAAAAGGATTTGCTGTGAGCTGTGATGCACTTTTTATAGCTGCTGTTATAGGACCGCCAACACCACTTAAAACATTAACACCTATACCTAAAGCTAAGTTGCCCGGGTCAATCTGTTTTACTTTATTTAAAACATTTCCTACAGCATCATTGTATCCTTCTTTCGATGCAAGGTATTGAGCTGTACCTGCTATACCTCTTTGATTGAATTGATTTGATAATTCTTTTCTCATTAAATCAAGACCATAATACAAGTTTTCTGAATTGTACCCTGCAGATGCACTATCGGTCAAGTTGGTTGGAAGAGGTAGTACAATTGATTTCATAAAATCAAAGGTTCTGGCCGCATCTCTCGATCTATATGATTCTGGAGGTCTTTCAAAAGCATGTTTGAATACGTTGAATGATATATAAAAGTCATCAGCAAGATCTTCTGGAAATTTCAATGGCGCATTATCTGTCTTTCGCTTCTCATCTATTGTAGAAGATGGAAGATTAGGATTGGTAGCTCCTCTCATAGGACTACCAGATCCAGCTGCAGGACGTTCTGGGGCACTTGACTGCTCTGCACCAAGACCGCTACCAGATTTATAAGAAGAACCGTATGGCATTTATTTCCTATGAGTTATACCGGAGTTTTTAAACCAAAGAATCCTTCCAAGTACAAGGGGGATCCTACTAATATTATTTATCGCTCTCTTTGGGAGTGTAGATTCATGAGCTATCTTGATGCCCACCAAGATGTTATTCAATGGGCAAGTGAAGAGTTCTCGATTCCATATTTATCACCGATTGACAACAGAGTTCATAGATACTTTCCAGACTTTTGGATAAAGAAGAGGGGAAGAGATGGATTAATAGAGACTGTTGTTGTTGAAATAAAGCCTAAAGTACAGACTAAGCCGCCCAAAGTCAGAACCAAGGTAACAAAAGGGTATATTAACGAAGTTAAAACCTGGGGGATAAATAGTTCAAAGTGGAAATACGCAGCTAAGTTTTGCGAAGAACGCAAATGGAAATTTCAAATACTAACAGAGGATGACCTATTCATCGGTAAAAAGTAATGGCTCAAACATATCAGCAAATGCTCAATCAAGCAATAACCAAAGGTAATGTAGCCGATGCTCAAACTTGGTTTGATACAACTTATCAGGATCTTTCCTCTAAAAATACAATCAGCGTAATTAATAAAGGTGACGAAAGACTGACTAAGGCTCTTTCGATCGGCAAGATGTATTTGTTTCACTATGATCCAAAATACAAAGAAACTCTTCCTTTGTATGATAGATTCCCTTTAATATTCCCATTTCAGAATGTTGAAGGTGGATTTATGGGAATCAACTTTCACTACCTACCATACGGACAGCGCGCTGCACTTTTAGATAATCTGATGGTACTTGCTAACAATAAAACATTTACTGATAAGATGCGTCTTAATATGAGCTACAGATTACTCAGTGCAGCAGCAAGAACTGTGTCGTTTAAAGAATGTGTCAAAAAGTACCTAAATAGCCATGTAAGATCAAGATTCTTCTACATTAAACCAGATGAATGGTCCAAAGCACTGATGTTGCCTTTGGATGACTTTGTATACAAAAAGAAAAAGTAATGCCATTAAATATAAAAGAGTTTAAGTCAGCAGTCCACAAGTATGATTTGGAAAGACCAAATCTATTTGAGGTTACTTTTACTATTCCTGATCTTTTGAGAAATTTTAATAATGGTCCGCTGTTTATTAACAAAACTGAGAATGGCAAACTACTTAGTTTGTTTTGTAAGAGTGCCAATCTACCTGGGCTCAATCTTCAAACAGCAGATACTATACGATACGGTATTGGTCCTTCTATCAAAATGCCTGTTAGAGGATCGTTGAATGATATAAGCCTTACTTTTATGAATGATTCTAACAGCTATGTTTACGGATTCTTTTACACGTGGTTATCATCAATATACCCTCAGGCTCAAATCAGTAGTATAACTCCTGGCGCTAGTACAACATATCAACATCCGTTCAAAAAACAGTATCAAACAGACATGGAAATTGCGGTTTATCACGGTAAACCTGGCCAGTTCCAAGGAGCGGGGTTACTGCAAACAGCAGCATCCGTTATTTCTGCGGCCGCTGGCATACCGTTTTTAGGAGCCCTCATTGGTGGTAGATCTCTTCCTGATGTACCGCTTGTAAAAACTAAAAAGTACAGTATCAAAAAACTGTACCCAACAAACATAAGCGATATTGGATTATCGACAAGTGCAACCGATTCAATTTCAGAATTTACTGTGAACTTTACTTATCAGACTTTTGATATGCAGATTGCAGGAACAGTTTGATTGATATGATTTTTTAATTATTAGGAGATAAAATGGCTTTACCAAAATTAATGCACCCAGTATTTGAATTGAAAGTTCCTTCAACAAAACAAATGGTCAAGTTTAGACCTTTCTTGGTCAAAGAAGAAAAGTTAATGCTAATGGCCAAGCAAAGTGGCGAGCAGCAAGACATTATCAACGTTATCAAGCAAGTCATTATCAATTGCGATATTGAAAGCGTAATTAATGCAAATGAGCTTTCATCATTCGACCTTGAGCTGTTGTTTCTTAAGCTAAGAGCAAAGTCAGTCAGTGAAGAGATTGTGATATCATACAATGATCCAGAAGATGAAAAAACATACACTTTCAATTTGAACATCGATGATATAAATGTATATGACAATCCCGAACACACCAATATTATTAAATTAAGTGATTCAAGCGGTATTGTGATGAAGTATCCAAGCGCCAGTCTAATGTCTGACGTAATTATGAAAGACGATGTTACTGACATTCTATTCTTTATGATTAGAGGATGTATGGATCAATACTTTGATGGTGATCAAATCATTCTGTTTAAAGATAACAAAGTAGAAGATATTGATAAGTTTATAGAGTCTCTACCAACAAGTACGCTCAAAGAATTTGAAAAGTTCTTTGATACAATGCCAAGGCTATATCACAAGATTGAATATGTTAATGAGATGGGAACAAAACGCGAGGTTGAACTTAAATCAATTGAAGATTTTTTTACCTTGGGTTGAGTCATAGCAACCTAGAGAACTATTATAATGTTGTTTTTGCTATGGCACAGCATCATCATTATTCAATTACTGAGTTAGAGCAGATGATACCGTTTGAGAGAGATATATTTTTAGAACTGCTAAAGCAGCACATTAAGAAACAAGAGGAAGCATCAAGAAATGGCTGAAAAACAGAATCCTGGTTACATAGAACAGCTCAGAGAAATGAGAGCTTTGCGCACTCAGCAACTGAGGGGAATGAATGCTGACCAAAGATTCTATACAAATTTGAACGCTAATCAAAGAGCTCTTGTACAAGCTAATCAAAAGCTGGCTGCTAGTTTTGATAGTATGTCAAAAACATTTGTATCCAGTATCAGAGGGCTGACAAGCGCTGTTGGAGGATTGGCTTCTAAAGGTGCATCTGCTGCTAGTGGGGTTGCGGGTGGTGCTGCATCACTTGCTGGTTCAATTGCATCTGGACTTGGTAAAGTGTTACCATTTGCAATTACTGGTATTGTTGGTAAGATGCTTCTATGGGACAACCTCACTGGCGATAATAAAAATAGATTGACTTCTGGTGTTGCTAGCTTGTTTACTAATATTTTTGGTGGTCTACCTGATATGTTTAAAGGTGTGATTCAAAAGATTGTTAAATCAGTTTCTGAGATGGATATCAAGTTTCCAATCATAGGAACGTTGATGGAAAAGACCGAAGCCTTCATCAAAGTATTCAGTGCAGGTATCGAGCTTGCTAAGTTAAAGTTCGAGGACTTAATGGAGTTCTTTGGAAACATCAAAGATCCAATGAAGTTATTTGAAAGTGGTCTAAAGGCAATGGGTGCTGCAACTCTTGCTAGACTTTTATTACCTGCTACTGTAAGCCTTGTTGCCTCTATCATTGGTAATAGACTATTGATGGGTCAAATTGGTGATGCACTTGATTCTAGAATTGGAGGATCACCTGGTGGTAGAGGTAGAGCTGGCCAAAGAGCAAGAAGAGCAGGAGCAGCAGCGGCCACCGCTGGCGGGATAAGCGCTGCAAGACTTGCAGCAGGAAAATCAGTAGCAACAAAAATAGCCGCAAAAATTGGTGCAAATTTAGGAAAAGGGTATGTGTTAGGTGCTATACCTGTTGTTGGTCAATTAGCTTTACTTGGATATAC